TTCTCCCAGGCTCTTTTTTGTTCCTGACCGATCTGCGCTCTCATCACTTCAAATCTTGACCACAAATCTTTCAACTCTGGAGGCGATTGATAAATCATAATCTCTCGCATTTCAGTCTCCATCATTTGTAGTCGAGAACGAATCAAAACCCTCTGAAGTGCTCTCTTGCTGACTGAATCCTCGCCTTCGTAGACCTGATGAGCTTGTTTTTCTTCTTCATAGAAAAGTTGCTCGATCTTGTCAAAAGCGTCAAAGAAATCCCCAAGTTGATTTCCGATTCGAGAGATCACGTCATTCGGGTCGGTTGTAGCCGCTTCCCTGAATTCTGCTTTTTTCTCTGCTATCTTTTCAGCTTGCTCCTTGGAGACTTTTCTTCCGGCGAATTGTTTGTCAATGTCTTTAAGGACTGATGACACATCACCCGCTGCGCTCTTTATGTCCTTATAGAGTTGACAACCCTTCTTGACTGCTGACACCGCACTGGATGCCATCATCATGAGGGTTATCGGGTCCACTCATTCAAACCTTAGAGATAGACGCCCAGATAACACCAGCCATGCCGCAGAGCATTACCCCTGCGGCTTTGATAATGATGCCTTCTAGACGTTTTAAACGCGCATTGATCTGTTCGTAACGATGGGCGCAAACCGCCTCATGCGTGTCTAAACGAGCCTCTACGTTACTTACCATGGCACACCTTGAGCAGTCACAGGGTTCTTCAAAAGATCAATCTTGGCTTGCACAGCAGCTTCGGTTGCGGTTTTATCAACAGATTCCCAAACCCATGCCAGAACTTGAGCTTCGGTGAGTTGGTCATAAGGAACGGTAGGCTCACCAGTCCACGATGCAGTCGAGTAAACAGAGTCGGAATATTCTCCGTCAGTGCCAACGCATTTCCAGTGCCCGACCTTAACAAAGCCTGTTGCAATATCGCGTTCAAGGGGATTAACGGTCCAAGTGAATGTAGTCATGATTTTCCTTTCAAGATTCGAGAGATGCCACACGGGCGCGGAGGGATTTAACTTCTGCAATCAGATTTGCAATGATTTCAGCACTGGAGTAATCCATGCCTTGCATTTGCTCACCATCTTTAACACCTGTTGCCACATTGGTGCGTGAGACTTCTTGCACTTCATGGGCAATCAAGCCAACAAACGTAGAGCCATCAATCTTCCATGTACCTTCAACGGGATTTAGGCTATCAATGTATTCTCCAGAATTGGTGATAGGGCCGGTGATGTTCTTCAGGCGGTAGTCGGAAGAAGTGTTGTATTGCGTATTTGTGGTATCAACAGTAATACTTCCAGCGGTAGTCCCATTACCGCCAGCAGATGAGTAAAAGCGAATTCTGGCACTGCTAGACCCAGATAATTCAAAGTTGTAATCGGTGTTTGACGTATTAAAAATACGTCCTGTTGAAGCAATTTGTGTTCCGTTGGATGCAAACGAAAAACTCGTAGCCCCCACTAACAGGTTACCAGAGCTATCAATACGAGCGCGTTCTCCCCATCCTCCGTTGTATGTTTGAAATGCAATAGCGCCTGATGCAGTGCGAGAACCAATAACTCCAACATTGCTGTTGGTCATTGCACCAAACCAAAGTCCAGCTTTATTACCGGATGTTGTTTCCCAAATGTTTATTTGAGCAACAGTGTTGGCTGCGCCTTGACCAGTTCCATTAGAACCGGCGGCTACTAAAGTTCCGTCAGCGGCAACAGCACTTGTTGTTCCAACACCAAGCGTCCCATCAGAACCCAGCGTCATTGCTTGAGTGAACGTTATGGCGTCACCTGCTGTGCCGGAGGCTGCGGTGAACCAAGCATGAACCCCAGTAGGCCCACGAAGTTCATAAAGCGCCGCAGTAGAGCTGTTTTTGTAGCGGTAATTGCTGCCGTCCCAATAGACATTGCCGCCAACAAGTGTCCAGCCGTTTGTGTTTCGTTGAGCAAAAGAAGACCATCCTCCAATATCAAGCGCAGAAGCCGCCCAAGCACTCGGCGTAACTCCCAGCCCCAGGTTGCCGGAGGGGTCGAGGCGGAGGCGTTCTGTGTTGTTGGTTCCAAACGCTAGAGCCACGTTCCCAATACTGGTGATGACGGCACCGTTTGGTGTGCCAAAACTGCCTGAGTAATTAAAGCCGTTCACTCCCGCAAAAAGACCTGTGTTGTTTGCGTTTACTGCACGGTAGCCAATTTGCTCGGCTGCGCCACCGTTTGCGCCGTAGGCGTTGTAGCCGTTAACGCCGTTTGTGCTTACAGTGGCATCAACCTTGTACCCCGGCGAACTTGTACCCACGCCTAAGCCAATGCTGGTCAGTCGCATGGCTTCGGAGTTGTTTGCAATCCAAGCAAGATAATTACTTGCGTTGCTTCCAGTCATGTAATTCGCTGGCGCACCGCTTGAGCTTGCTAAAAAGCCAATCTGTGAACCATCAACAGCCATGACATTTCCGGTGCTCCAGATTTGCGTATATGTTCCTGGATTTCCACCAGCACCAATTTTTCCTGTCGTTGCAAAATTAGTACCATCAAACGTCAGCGCAGACCCACTGGTAGCAACTTTAGAGCCGTTTAAGTACAGTACACCGTTAGCTGTGCCGCCGGAGAGCGTAAGAGATGCCATGCTCACGCTTTGACCAGCCAACAAAGAAACAATCTCACTGGGAACGTCTACGCTGATCTTCGTCCAAACAGCAGAGCCAACAGTCGCATCCACACACAGATAAGCCTCATCCGATGTGACGTTAACCCACCACGATCCAATCGAATACCCATCCCCTGAATCATCGTTAGCCGTGGGAGCTGATGTCGCAGAATAATTAGCCGTTGCGATGTTCGTTTCTGTGTCGATCTGCTCGAAAGCCCTCTTAATAATCGAGGCAGTCTCGATGTCACCTTTTTGCGGATAAGGCAAAGCCAAGCGAGTAGTGAAGTCACGGGAAATCGCATAAGACTTACCCGAGCCAGTTGTTCCAGCGTAGTTCGCAGAAAGAGTGATTGAGGTATTCGATCCAACAGAGGCAACCTCATACCATGCGTTGTCGCCAACGATTGTGAAAAGATCACCCGCTGCAATCTCGCCACTCCACAAAGTGCCAGACCCTGTGACAGTTGCCGAGCCGTTAGTAACGGAGACAGTTCCAGTTTTGTATTGAGCCATGATTACCTCGGTTTTTCAGGCCAAATTATCTCAAAAGGATAACCTGATTGTTTTGTGATGTCTCGAAGGCTTTGACGATATTCAGCCCAAAGAGTCTTGTTAACTGAGACATCAGATAATTGAGTCCAGTCAGATTCAGACAATAACTCTTTTCTTTTTTGCAGCGCAAGATTCTCTGCAAGTTCTTGGTTAACTTTCCATGAAAGACTGTCCCAATCCCAAATGTGACTAAGTGATGGTCTTGCAGGAAAATCAACAAATCGCCCATTCAGAATATATTGATTCTCTAAGGCGTGACCTTCAACATAACTCTGCCCTTGAGAGACAGTGTTAACTTCCCAATCTGGACATTCATGCGTTCCAGTTGGTTTGTTTTTAATGTAGGTCGTGAACTTCATTTGAAGCGCCTGATAAAAATCATGTCCACTCGCGCACCACGCTGACCGCTTGAATTTACAGTCATGTTGGTCAGGGTACATTCAACAGCTATCGAGTAACCTGTACCCTTTGCCCTTGTGCCGACATTTGTGTAAGTCTTAACCGCTGGCGCGATATATCCATCATTGCTCAGGAAATCAAACCGAGTCCCAGAGCCATCGGCATAAAACTCAACAAGAAAGTTAGAAGTTGTGCTCGCGTCCCCTTGAGGAATGACCACAGCGATAAACGTCACGACACCATCTTCGGGCATGTCGTAAGTAAAAGTGAATGTAGGATTCGTGTTGCTGAAATCCGAGGCGTTGCTTCTACTGACGATTGAAACAGCATTGTCAACAATGTCAGCCGTGACAACCCTGGCAGTCGTGACGTTCTTTGTGGTGCTGAAGTTAAGAGAATCCGTCCCAAACTCATCGTAAGCAGCCACAGCCACTGTATAAGCCTGATTCGGTAGCAGAGCTTGATTATCGTCATCCGTGTCTACGACTATCAGGTCAGACCACGGACCTCGATAAAAAACATCGTCAGGATACGCTAAGGTTTGACCAGTTCCCTCTTTGGCTAAAACAATGATTCCAGCCAAGTCATTGTCATCAGGACGGGTAGGAATTGAGACTGTGAATTTATTGATTCCAGGCTCAACATCCCACTCTCCGCTGGCAATCTGTACTGGTGCTGGATTAGTGACACTCATAGGATAGCCGCTTGGTCAGAAAGTTGGTTTTGACGCCCTCTAGCGTATACCTTGAATTTTAACGTGCGATAGACAGAATCGCCTTGTTTTTTTGCATCCTCTAGGTTCTTTTCCAGAGAATAAATATAAGAGTTGTCCTGGGTGAATTCTTGCCTTAACAACTCATCGCTGGAGTTATAAACTTCAACTTGGTAGTCTTTGAGATACCAATCAGGAAACCCAGAATCAGCGCCATACGGCTCCTCGTCGTTGATCTCAAATGACGAGTTGATAGCAGCATGACGCCACTTCAGTTTGACATCTTTTCCGGTGAACTCAAGAGAATGTGCCTCTCCATTTAATCCGAGATCAAGTTCAAGACCAGACACCCTCGGAATCATCGGAGGCGGTGGGATATAAACCGCGAGGCTTACAGCACTTCCAGAGACGCCTAATTGATTCACCGATGTCAGGTAAGCAGTGTAGTACCCCGAAGGCAAGTCGGTGATTGTGTAGGAGGTTCCATAAACTGCGGTTTCTCGATCAATATCAACGATCTGAGCGTCTGTTTTAGGACCGAAAGAAACATATTCGTTTGAGACAATTCTTAGCTTATAAAAAGCAATCAAAGAATCAGTCGGCGCAGTCCAAGAAAGTGACCCTAAACCGTTGATAAAGAATTTGTCTTGTGTCCAGGCAAAGTTAGTAGCCGACCCAACAGTAAACGGATTCGGAAGGCTTGTATTTGGCGAGGCATCATAGGCAGATTCTTCACTACTATTCCAGTAATAAATATCTGCGTTTGTCTCTCTCAATTCCAAATCAACACCAATGGCGTCATTGTCAAAAACAACAGTAGACGAGACAACCTCGAAGGTTTTATCAACCCATCCAAGCCGAGTGTTTCTCACATAAATCACGTCACCAACGTTTGCCTTGAGTCCAATCAACTTCAGGGGCAAAACAAGACTGATCTGTTGTCGAGCCTTGAGAAGTTCAATCTTCGCCAACCTCTGAGCCATAGACGGAGATGTAGTGAAGGGGAGTTGAATGTTCTTTGTTATTTCTTCATCGTTGTCTTGTGCGATGTATGTGTCAGAAATAACAGGTGGGAAATCTGATGCAATGTAGTTATCAAGAGAGCTTGTGAAGGTTCCCTTAACGCCATTGAACAATTCCCTGCGAGACACAAGAGATTGAATCTTCAAACCAGAGCGAAGATCATCCTCGTCAAAAGTCAGAGAGGGCGAGTTATATGCGCCGGCGAGAATCGTCCACTTGCCATTTGTGAAGACAAGTTTTCCAGACATTGCGGAAAGCATATCTGAGATAACAGTCTCTGGAGCTACGGAAGTGTCAAATGTTCCGTTTAAGGAGTAGCGCTTTTCCGTTCCACCAGCGGCAAGAGTGATGTTCTGGTCACAGATATTCGCGGCAGCAGTTAGCGCGGTTTCGTCAATCTCTGTTGCGTAATCAGCGCCAAGACCATATCGCGTGTCACAGAGATAGTCAGCCAAGCACAGCGCCGGATTCTGAGAAAAAACAGTCGTAGCCGTTCGAGGATCGTAGACCTTTTTCCCGTTGATCTTAAAGCTGATATTCGGAATGCCATTCATATAGACGTTTGCATCGTACTCAAGCCGGATATATGCACAAGCAATCCCGCGAAGTCGATGGTTAGATGTCCACAGAGTAGATGCCGAGTCAAGGTCACTGAAAACTGTTTGGTTATCAGTTCCAAGTTTTACTTGAACCTTTGCTTTTCCAGAGTAAGAACCGGACGATACAAGACCTGTGCTCAAACTGTAAGAAACAGATTCTTCATTGAAATAAACAATGCCATCCGTTCCATTGTTATCAAATGCGCTAACCTCATGCCCTGCAAAAGCAATGACTAAATGAAGATATTTATTCGATTCGGTTGTCTCCATGTAAACAATCGTTCCACCAACGCGAGTTTGACCATAAATGACTGTTCTCGGAGATATTGCTTGTTTTGTGGTGACTGTCTTGTCTTGGTAGGTGATAACTTCTTCAGGGTCTTTCGCAAGAGTACGAGATAGCGCACCGAGAACCAAAGAGGTAGTAAATGATCTTGCAAAGAAAGCACCAGCCGTTCCAGCCGCAGCACCCAAAAAAGCACCAGCGCCAGCGAATCCGGTTGTAAACCATGCAACGCCAGTGCTTACTCCGGCATAAACTGCGGCAACTTTAACAATGTCCGAGAGAAAACTCATCCTCTGCCCCAGTTCAAGGTTTTATCCTGAAGATCAGCAACGAATTCTAGCCCCAAGTCACCAGAAAACATCCTCTGTTGCTCTTGGTCAGTGTA